ATATTATTAAAAATAACGGTTCTGTGCAACACGTTGACTGGTTATCTGGCCATGAGAAAGATGTATTTAAAACTGCATTTGAAATCAATCAGCATCAGATTATTCGGTTAGCATCGGCAAGACAACGATATATAGATCAAGCACAAAGTATCAATCTGTTCTTTTCTGCCGGTGAATCCGAGGAGTATATTTCAGAGGTGCACAAATCAGCATTTTTAGATCCATACATTAAATCTTTATATTACATCAGAAGTGAATCTGGCGTAAATGCAAATAAAGAAGCATGCGTTGCGTGTCACGGTTAAATTTTAAATAGGAAAACAAATGAAAAAATTATTAGCACTAACATTATTATTAGCATCAACTCAAGTATTTGCTGCAAAAGAAAAAGAAACCGTGACTTATGAATGGAAAGTGGTTAAGGTATTGGATGGCGACACCATTAAATTTGAAGCAGATTGGATGCCTAAACCATTGAAACCTGAAGTGTCCATTAGAGTATTGGGTATCGATACCCCAGAAAAGAAACCTAGAAATAAATGCGAACAAGAAGATGCTTTAGCACAAAAAGCATCGGCATTTACTAAAGAAGCAATTACCAAAGGCAAAAAGATTGAGGTAAAACTAGAATCGCACGATAAATACGGCGGTAGAATGTTAGGATATGTGGTTATTGATGGTAAAAACCTTGGCGATGAATTGATTACCAATGGATTAGCAAGAGCGTATCACGGCGAAGCAAAATCGTCGTGGTGCGAATAATAAACATAGGGAAATAAAAATGTCAGTATCAAAAACTTTTGAATGTCAATATTGCGAATCTGAAGGTAAAATTGTAATTAAAGGCGATGACGTAACGTTGGCAGACATCTCAGTTTGCCCAGTCTGCGGTTCGTCTATTTTCGAAGAAGACGATGATTTTAGCGAGTATTAATGACTTGGTATCACAAGGATGTAGAAGTCGCTGAGTTACCAGACGACGCTGTCGGGTTTGTGTATATAATTACATGTATACCGACAGGTCGTCGATATTTGGGTAAAAAACTAGGACAGTTTACGAAAACGAAGACAAAAACAGTTAAACTCAAAAATGGCACATCTAAAAAGAAGAAGGTTCGCGAGAAAGTGGATAGCGATTGGCGCGATTACTACGGTTCTTCTGACGCTCTTAAAGCAGATATCGAACTGCTTGGCATAGAACAGTTTAAACGGGAAATCGTACATTTCTGTCTCTCTAAGTCTTCATGCTCCTACCTAGAAGCGAAATTGCAGTTTCAATATGACGTGCTGGAGGATGATAGTTGGTACAACAACAACATCATGATTCGGGTGCACGGAAACCACATCAGAAACAAAAAGTTGACTGTTTCGTTTTAAGAAACAGTCTTTTTCTTTTTTCTGTCAAAAAAGTTCTTTACTTCCTCTGTCGACTGCGGTATACTAACCCTGTCAATTAAATTATGAGGAAGTGAAAATGAGAAAAACTTTTAACATCGAAGAGTTCAAACAAACGATCAACGAATCTTTGGCGAACAGCACTTGCTCGCCCAGCGTTAGATCTGGTATGATTTTTGCTCTTGACTCTGTGTTACATCAAGCAAACGCTTACGATGGATTTAGATATCTTAATCAAAATGAAGTGGCAGAAGATGCACTTCCTGGTGTGCGAGTAGACTCCGACGGATGCGCATTGCCATTTGATCAACGCTTTGTGAACACCGATGTAACGCGCGTTCGCTACTACTAAAAAAATTCTTTACTTTCGCTAAGAGTTGCGGTATACTAAGTTATAAATTTGAAAAACTGGAACTGTATTATGAAACTTGAAACCGCTATAAAACAACTTCAAAAAGAAGCAGGATACTTGGGCGTTTCTGTCAATCGAGTAAAAGACATGATTCAAACCTTACCTTCGGCATTCCCAAAGAAAACAGTCGATGCATTCAGAACTTTAGAATCAGTTAAATTAGCATAGGATTTTATCATGACAAAAACGCAAGCGCAGCAAGTTGAAGATGCCATTGTTATTTGTATTGAAGACCACAATATGAACCAAGAACAAATGTTAAAATATATCACAGATACTTACAAAGTATCGCCTGTTTTTGTGTTAAACGCTTACAAGGAAATGTATGAAGACGAAGAAGAATCCGGTAGCAAAGGCAGTTAGAACGCCAAGATTTAAAATTCAAGTAGTAAAATCCAAAAAACTTTATAATAGAAGAGCGAAAAATTATGAGCAATATGATTGATTACACCGAAACTGAAACCCAAGAAATGGTACAAAACCTATTACATATTGGACCAACAACCGTTATTTTTATGAAAAAAGACGGAACTGAACGCACTATGAAGTGTACATTGAAAGAATCTTTGATTCCGTCCGATAAAGCACCGAAAGGCGATTCCAATAGAAAAACAAACAATACAGTTCAACCTGTATTTGATTTAGATATCGGCGATTGGCGGTCGTTTACTTGGAGTTCGATTACAGAGGTCTCTGTATGAGTCATAAAAAAGAATCGGCGATTACCATAGGATTTCTGACATTGTCTGCAATTGCTTTAGTAATCATAGGACCATTGGCGATTATCTGGTCGTTGAATACGTTGTTTCCGGTATTATCAATTCCATATACATTGGAAACATGGTTCGCGACAGTTTTTCTTTCATCAGTTTTTAAAACAAAGGTAGGTAAATAATATGAGTTTCAATATCACAAACCCAGCAGACAAAAAACGTGTTAAAGACGCATTATTTGAAATCTCTGGTTCGTATGCTAGAATTGAAGGCGAACGCGACTTGATTAAAACTGTGGTGAAAGACCTTGCCGATGAATATGAGTTATCCAAAAAACAGGTTAATAAAATTGCTCGTGCATATCACAAACAGAACTATAATCAACAGGTCGCCGAGTCAGAAGAGTTTCAGGAACTGTACGAGTCTTTGTTAGAATCTGAATAAATCGCTTTACTTTTCTGGGCAACCGCAGTATACTAAGTTTTTTATTGAGGAATTTATCCTATGTCTGAAGAAGTTAAATTAAGCAAAAAAGAGCAGTATGCTGCCCAGAAACGCGATAAGCAAGCAGCGATAAAAGAAAAACGAAGAGAGATTGCATCAAAGATTGGCGGTGGCGCAGAACCCGACGTCAATCCTCTCAACTACAGACTTTCTATTATGATTGCTCTGAATTGGTATAACGTAAACGCCGATTATAAACAATACCGTTCTTGGTTAAATGAGTATCTAATCAACACGGAAAGAAAGAAGTTGATTACTGTTCTGAATAAAGTTTCTGACCATGAGATACGTTCGATTGGTATGTTATGTCGATTGAATTTACGCGACCAGTATCTTGAAGACTCAGATGTTGCATTCATTGAATCTACAATTACTCGTTTGATTGAAAGTGTCAATATACCTGCTCCAAAGGTAGAAGATACAATTACGATAATTCCTGAAGTCGATAAAAAACCGAAAATTGTTATAGATAAATCAAGGGAAGAAGCAATTCGTTTATCCGAAGGGTTTGAAGAAGCGATAGATAATTTCGTCATTAAAAAGAAATCTGATTTCAACGCGTCCGATTATCTAAAGGCAAACGAAGTTCCTGCAGCTGTATCTAAAAAGATTGCGGAATTATACAAACCGATGTTATCTGAACTGATGGAAGCGCAAGACGGCGAAGATAAAGAATTAACAGAAGGTTATTCTAATTTTACTAAAGCGCAATTGAAGAAGTTTGTTGCATTCGTCGAGTCGTTGATAAACGCTTGCAATCAGCAAATTGTTTCTGTTAAAGTTAAAAAAACCCGTGCCAAGAAACCTGTTTCGCCGGAAAAATTGATTGCAAAATTAAAATTCATGAAAGAGTTTGATGAACTTAATTTGAAATCAATTAAACCTACCTCTATAGTAGAGTCAAACGAAATTTGGTTATATAATACTAAGAACAAACGGTTGTTTGTCTATAAAGCAGCGAAAGATAGTAAATTGTCGGTTAAAGGAACTGCAATCACGGGTTATGACATTAAAGAATCTGTATCAGTTTGTCTTAGAAAACCGGAAGAGTTTTTTAAGAATACTCAATTAGCAAAACGCGCGTTGGGAAATGCATTTAAATCAATTAAAACTAAACCTGCGTTGGCAAACGGCAGAACCTGCGAAACTATGGTTATTCTAGGGGCATTTTAATGAAATATTGGTCTTATAATGAAATGGATGTTAATCCTGATGGATCAATCGGGTACGTCGTAACATTATCTGAAGACCAAATCATTGCACAATATTGGTCTTATTGGTATAATCAAATGTGTAATAAATTGGGTACAGAATATGTTAATAATAATTATACAACCCATGATTGTATTGATGATTGGGTTGTTGCGAATTGGGCATGGGAACAAAAAAATGAAAATTGAAGATATTGTTTATAGCGTAGTTGTAATGATGTGTTTAACTTGGGCGACTGTTACTGTTGTTAATAAGTATGCGCCGGAAGTCCCAAAGAACCCGCAAGTCGAACAAGAATTGATTGAAATTATAAAGGTCGTGAATAATGATACTAATTGATTACAGTCAGATCGCTCTTAGCGTTTTGACAACTCCTGAGTTTAAATCTAAATTAAATGGTGATGAAGAAACAGTTAAGGATCTTGTAAGACACGCCACCATTGCAACAATACTTTCTTATAAAAAGAAGTACGGCGGAAAATACGGGCAGGTTGTTATTGCTTGCGATGGTCGCCAATATTGGCGCAGAGAAGTATTTCCCTATTATAAAGCAAGTCGTAAAAAAAATAGAGATAAATCTGATTTGAATTGGAAACTGATTTTTGATTGTTTATCTGAAATTAGAAATGACATTAAAGAATATTTCCCATATCGAGTAATTCATTTAGATCGATCGGAAGCAGATGACATTATTGCCGTTATTACAGAATGGGCGCAAAGTAATGAATTAATTGAGCAGGGACTTGAAACAGAACCTCAACCAATTCTAATTGTTTCATCTGATAAAGATTTTAAACAGTTACATTCATATCATGATGTTAAACAATGGTCGCCGATGCAGAAGAAGTTCGTTACTTCGACTAAGAAAGAAATTCAAGAATACAAAATACAACATATTGTCAAGGGCGACGTTGGCGACGGTATTCCTAATATGATGAGTCGCGATGACATTTTAGTTACGGAAGGCGAACGTCAAAAGGTTGTAACTGCAAAGCGGTTGGAAGAGTTTTTTGAACTTGGTAAAGACGCTTGTAGGTCTGACGAAGAGCGTAGAAACTGGGATAGAAATGAGATGCTGGTGTCATTTTCAAAAATCCCAGAAGATATAAAAACATCTATCGTAAATGAATATATACAAAACGTGCCTAAGGTTGATCGGATGAAAATCATGAATTACCTAATTAAGCATAAGTGTAGATTATTATTAAACAGTTTAGAGGAATTTTGATGAGTAAGTATGTAACTGAAATGTTAAATGAGATCAATAATGATCCAAAGTTGATTGAGAAATATAAAGATAGCAATGTATTAAAACTGTTATTTGAACATGCTTTTAATCCAGATAAGAAATTTGTATTACCGGAAGGCATTCCACCATTTAAAGAAGATCCTGCACCAATGGGTATGAGTCCAGCCAATTTGATCATGGAAGTCAAAAAACTGTATGTGTTTTGTAGAACTGACCTACAGGCAATCCGACGGGAAACGCTGTTTATTCAGTTACTCGAGAATGTGCATCCGTCCGAAGCAAGAGTGTTACTTCATGTAAAAGACCAAACCTTGCATTTGTTGTATAAAAAAATTACCCATAAACTGGCGTTTGACGCAGGTCTGGTATCCGTGCCGCCTATTGAAAAGGTGAAGAAAGAGAGAAAAAAGTCTGCGAAGGATGGTCAGTCGGACTTACCAGAGGAAGAATTAATCGTCAGTCCAATTTAAAAAAAGTTCTTTACTTCTTCAAAGGATTGCGGTATACTAACTTTGTAAATTTGAAAAGGTGATTTTTTATTATGAAACTTAGTTTGAACGTTCTATTGAAAAAACTTGATAATAGAACCTCATTTTTTGATGAGGTTCGTATCAACGGTTTAACCTTGTTGGTTAACAATAGAAAAAATTCAAGATTCAATACATTATTGCAATTCAGAAAAGCAGGCATTACAATAGAATGTAATTGCTGTAAGGTTCAACCAAGTTATGCAGAATATACAGAAAACTTTGGTTTAAGAATGATGGTCAATGAATTCAATCATATGACCATTGATCACATCGCACCAAAGTCTAAAGGTGGCGCAAGTTCGCCTGATAATTATCAAATTTTATGTTGGAATTGTAATCACAATAAAGGTAATAGATCATGAAAACAAAAGTAACAATTAGTCAAGACGGTGATAGAATTTTTCTAAGAACACCCTACAAGAAAGGTTATGTTGTGTGGTTACTAGAAGAATTACAATCATATGACAGTTCATATTATCGGTATACCCATGAATGGGTTTTATACTCAAAGAAACGCGAACATAATCCAGAACGGGTTGCAAGATGGCATAAAGAATACTTGTTTGGGTTTAACGTTCTTTCAATGATTAGAAAAACCGCTGCAGCAAAGCATTACTATTCATTATTGAAAGATTTGAACGACATTGAAATTAATCCTAATTTGACTTACTAATAAGGAATTTTATATTATGAAAGCAATTGAACCGACAGTAAAAATCAAATCCGTTAAATCAGTATCATTGTTTGATGCGTTTAACCTCAATAAAAGAATTGAGAACTACAAATTATCCAGAGCATGGGCAGACCGCAATCTGGATAATGGCGAGATTCTGGTAGAGTCGTTGGAAATTGAATATATCTATTTTCAACAACATATTTTTATCGAGGAAACCAAAGAACTATTATCCAAACTAAATAGAATTGGATTTGAATCATTAGTTGGGTTTCCCGATGAGAAATTATTTGATAAGTTCGCATCAATCATGTACAACAAAAAGCACAATGTTTCATTGAGTCTATATAAACCAGAACATGGTGATGCGATTAAAACTGCATACGCAATTGCCGAAGATTCAAAAACAGAAGGATTGACGGAACTGGCAGTATTCTTATCTGCTGTTAATGTTTTGATGGATAAATAATATGTTATTGACTGATATTAGAGCAGACCTAG